GCGTTTAAAAAGACCTATTTTGACACCACCTTGCAACGCAATGTGTCGGCATGGCGTCAGTCGGATAAGGTGGTTTACGGCTACCACTGCGAGTTTAGCCGTGCGCCGCGCATCACGGAAATAATTGACCTGTATCCGCAGGAGATCGAAGAGCGTGTACGCGCCGGGATTTACCGGGATGTGGATCTCGGCATGGGCCAGGACGTTGACAAGGACATCGCGCAGGAGATTTTAGAGCAGCACCGGCTGTTGGACCTCGACGAGGACGGTTATAAAGAGCCGTACATTGTAACCCTGCATCGTGAGAGCAAACAGGTATTGAGGATTGTCCCGCGCTATGACGTGGACGGCATCCTTGTCCGCTACGAGGGCCAGGAGATGACCCTCGGTAAAATTCGGCGCATGTTGGACGAGGCGCGGCAACAGGCGCGGCAGGTCATGGTGCAATACGAGCAGCAAGCCCGCGCCATGCTGGAGCAGGGTATACAACCTCCGCCCCCGCCGATACTGGATGTGCCGGAGTTTGACACCAAAAAGGCCAAACTGCTGCGCATCGAGCCGTTGCAATATTACACCAAGTTTGGGTTTATTCCCTCTCCGGACGGCTCCGGGTACGATATTGGGCTTGGGCATTTAATGTTCGGCATTTCCAATGCCGTGGACACTCTCACCAATCAACTGCTCGACGCCGGAACACTGGCCAACATGCAGGGCGGGTTTATTTCGCGGGGGCTTAAAGTGCGTGGCGGAAACGTGCGCATGGCCCCGGGGCAGTGGGTTCCGACCGAAAACGCCAGCGGAGCGAGCCTACGCGACTCCATTGTGCCGATGAACTACCCCGGCCCATCTGTGGCGCTGCTGAACCTGCTGACGTTTCTGGTGGAGGCTGGCAAGCGCATTTCGTCGGTGCAGGACATCATGACCGGGGAGCAGGGGCAGAACGAAACCGCCACCACCACTATGGCGAGGCTGGAGCAGGGCTTAAAGGTTTTCAGCGCCATCTACAAGCGTATCTATCGCAGCCTCAAGCAGGAATTCGGCAAAATCTATGCGCTGAACAAGAAATACCTGCCGGAGCAAGCCTATTTCCGCGTGCTGGACGAAGAAGAAGCGGTCGCTCGCAACGATTACGATGATTCTCTGGACGTGGTACCGGTTGCCGACCCCAGCATTGTGACCGGTGCGCAACGCATGGCGCAGGCGCAAGCTCTGTTGCAGTTTGCCAACGACCCGTTTATCAATCAGAAGGAAATCCGCAAGCGTTACCTCGAAGCGTTGCAGATCGAGGGCTTAGAAACGCTGATTACCGACCCGCCGCAGCCCCCGCCCGACCCGAAAGCGGCAGAACTGGAGTTAAAAGCGGCGCAGATGCAAGTGGACGCCGAGAAGATCAAAGCCGAAATTACGAAAATTTATGCCGACGCGGTAAAATCCATTGCGGAGGCGGAAGCCAAGGAAGCCGGTACTCAGTTAGATCAGTACAAAACCCAACTCGAACAGTTAAGGATGGCGTATGACAGAGCAGCAGTACCAAGCGGACCCGCTGACGGCGGAGGAATTCCGGGTATGGAAGCACAACCCGACGACCTGCAAAATTTACCACCTGTTGAGACAGCACCAGTCATGGCACAAGGACCAACTGTTGACGGGATGCCCGATGGGATTGCCTAGCGCCGACAAAGTCGTGCAGCAGTACGCCAAAACGCTCGGCATTATCGAAGGGATGGACAAATTTCTAGAGATGGAGGTCGCCGACTATGATTAAGCCGGTCGAATACAAAGTGCTGGTGCTGCCCGAAGAGGTGGAGGAGAAAACCGAGGGCGGACTGTACCTGCCGGATCAGGTTAAGGAAAAGGATCGGATGGCGCAGTGCCGCGCCAAGGTAATCGCTATCGGCGGCAACGCATTCGAGGAATGGAAAGGCCGCGTTCCGCAACCTGGAGACACGGTATATATGGCCAAATACGCCGGATGCACGTTGCAGCATGACGGAAGGCAGTATCGGCTGATTAACGATAAGGACATTGCAGCTATCGAGGTGACGTCATGAGTGAGCAGATTGAGCAGGAAAACTCCATCGAGCAGGAAGCCAAAGCGCAGGGGTGGGTGCCGCAGGACGAGTTTAAAGGCGACCCGTCGAAATGGCGTAGCGCCGAGGAGTTTGTCGAGCGTGGCAAACAAATTACCCCGATCCTCAAAGAGCGCAACGAAAAGCTTGTCCGCGATATTGAGCGGCTAAACTCCAAACTGGAAAGACAAAGCGAAGCGGTGCAGGAGCTGATGCAGTATTACTCCAAGGCCGAACAGCGAGCGTACCAGAAAGCGTTTAACGAACTCAAGACTAAGCAGCGCGAGGCGGTAGAAATCGGCGATACCGCAGCCTACGAAGCGGCAGAGCGGGAAATTGACGAACTGACCAAAACTCCGCCGCCGCAGCCCAAAGCCCAGAACGAACCGCCCGCCGAATACTTTGATTTCCTTGAGGAAAATAAATGGTACACGGAAGACCGGGAGCTTGCCGAATACGCGGATTTTATCGGCACACGGCTGGTCGGCACGGTGAAGAGCAACAAGGATTTTTACGCCGAGGTCGCCAAGCGCGTGAAAGCCCGTTTCCCGGAAAAGTTTGACAACCCGAAGCGCAGCACCGCGCAGGCGGTCGAAGGTGCAGGCAGCCCCCCGAAGGCCAAGGGGCGCGGCTATAACGACCTGCCCGCCGAAGCCAAGGCGCAGTGCGACAGGTTTTTGAAGGAAATCCCCGGATTTTCCAAAGAAGAGTACTTGAAACATTACCAGTGGGACTAAGGAGCATATATGGCACGCAGTAAGGCAGACCGGAAAGAACGGGTACCCCTCGGGGCTATCCGCGCCAAAATGACCGTGGACGACACCACCAAGGAGCGATACAAGGGCAAACGCATGCGCTGGATCAATGACACCGCAGACGGCAGGGTGCAGCGCGCCGAAGACGGCGGCTATGGGTTCGTCACGGCGGACGGAACCGAGCGCATCGGAGAAGGGCAGAACGGCAACAGCGACCTCGGCTCCCGCATTTCCCGCATCGTCGGCACCAAGGAAGATGGTACTCCGCTCCGCGCCTACCTCATGGCGATAGACGAGGAATACTATCAGGAAGATCAGGCGGCAAAACAGAAGGAAGTGGATGAGATCGACGCGCAGATAAGAAGCGGGTCGGTCGGCAACACCAAGCCCGGACAGGACGGGCGGTACGTGAAAGACATTTCGTATAAACCCTAAAGAGGCTCCGGCCTCTTTTCTTTTTGGAGCTTTAAATCATGGCAAATTCCGATGTTGTCAAAGGGTTGATCCCGGTCATGTACCGGAACGGCACCCCTTATAATGGTCGGTGCGGGAAATATTACATCCCGCCCACCGACAATACCGCCGTATATGTTGGCGATCCGGTAAAACTGGCCGGTTCCGCCGATGCTCGCGGCATTCCGACCGTCGCCAAAGCATCCTCCACCGATGTCATGGTTGGCGTGGTGGTGGGCGTGGAGCCGGAAACCGCCGATTCCCTGCCCTATCGTGCCGCATCGACCGGGCGCTATGTGTTTGTGGCCGACGACCCCGAACTGCTGTTCGAGATTCAGGAGGACAGCGTAGGTGGTGCTCTGGCGGCAACCAGCGTTGGCCTGAACGCCAATTTCGTTGACGGCGGAGGGTCCACCGTGACCGGCTTTTCCGGTCTGGAGATCGATTCCTCGACGGCTGCCACCACCGCAACGCTGGATTTTCAGCTTGTGCGGATGGTAGACCGCGAAGACAACGCCATTGGCGATAATGCCAAATGGCTGGTCAAACTGAACAATCATCAATTCGTTGACGGCACTACCGGCGTCTAAGGAGTAAATAAATGGGCGTAATTTATACCTCGAATCATCCTAAAGCGCTCTGGCCCGGCATTAAAGCGTGGTTCGGGCGCATGTACGACGAGCACGTCGAGGAATACAGCAAGATTTTTGACAGAGACTCTTCGACGCGGGCCTATGAGGAGCGTGTCGAGTTGACCGGCTTCGGTTTGGCTCCGGTCAAAAACCAGGGCGGCAGCATTTCCTACGACTCGGAAACGCAGGGCATCACCTCCCGGCTGACCAACGTCACTTATGCTCTCGGCTACGTTGTGACAATGGAGGAGCTGCAAGATAACCTGTACGAGATGGTGTCCAAGCGCCGCGCCAAGGCGCTGGCCTTCTCCATGCGGCAGACCAAGGAAACCGTCGCGGCCAACATCCTGAACCGTGGCTTCAACAGTTCCTACACCGGCGGCGACGGCAAGGAACTGCTGGCGACCGACCATCCGACACTGGACGGCACCCAGAGCAACGAACTGACCGTCGCGGCGGACCTGAGCGAAGCGGCGCTGGAGGATTTGCTCGTGCAGATCATGCAGGCCAAAAACAGCCGTGGTCTTCGCATCGCCCTTAAAGGCGACAAGTTGATTGTCCCCCCGGCGCTGTTCTATGAGGCCAACCGCATTCTGAAATCGGCGTTGCAGAATGACACCGCCAACAACGCTATCAACGCGCTCAAGGCGACCAACGCCCTGCCCGGCGGCATCGTCCTGAACCACTACCTGACCGACTCCGACGCATGGTTTATCAAAACCAACTGTCCGGAAGGTTTGATCTATCAGGAGCGCATGGCGATGGAGTTCGAGCAGGACAACGATTTCGACACCAAAAACGCCAAAGCCGCCGCCGTCGAGCGGTACGTCTTCGGTTGGTGCGATTGGCGCTCCATCTTCGGCACTCCCGGCGCTTAACCAGTAACATAGCGGGGGCTTCGGCCCCCGTTTCCCATGGAGAATAACGCATGTCCAAAACTATTTTTAAACTATCCGGACCAGACGGAGCCACCTTTGAGGTCGTGGACAATTCCGGCACCTGTGAAGTTCACAGTGGAGGCACAAAAGTGATTGGGGCTCAGGGCTCGGCTATTACTGGGCTGACGGATAACAGCGGCGGTACCGCCTCCGACACTATTGCCGCTATTGGTGCAACCTACGACCAAGCCGAGGTACGAAACGCAGTTGCATCGCTGGCGGCGAAGATTGAAGAAATCCTGACCGCACTCGAAACCCAAGGCATTATCGCATCGTAAGGTGGCTAAATGGCAAACACGATTACAAAAACGGAACGCCTCGACGGTTCGCGCAAATATGTGCTGGAAGTGGAAATCACCGGCGACGGCAGCGGCGACGAAACCGCAGCACCTTTGATTGACGTGTCCGGACTCTCCCCGGCGGCGGAGGCTATCGCCATCGAGAAAATTTACTGGGCGCTGGAAGGCTTTTCCGCTCGGCTGCTGTGGGACGCCACCACGGACGTGGACGCGTTTGTTATGCCGGAAGGCGAGGGTGGCATCGATTTTCGCATGGTCGGCGCTCCGTTGCAAAACACGTCGGGCGCTGGGAAAACCGGCGATTTGCTGCTGGCGTCTACCGGGCTAGGTGCCACCGGGCGCGGCTTTATTCGCATTGAGGCTTACAAAAAATGACCTATATCCCCGGTAATCACTGGCTGATTTGTGATATCACCGGCCTGAAAATTCGGCGCAGCCGGGCGGTAAAGACGCATGACGGTCTGATGGTACGCCGGGACCAGGACGATGGCAGGCACCCCCAGGAAGACGTTCGAGCCCGCGCCGACAACACCCGCGTCAACAATGCCAGACCTCGCCCAGCAGACGTTTTTCTATCTCCCGGCGACGTTACGGAGGATGACCTGTGAGCACTTCCGGAAGCACCGATTTTAGCACCACACGCAACCAAATCATTCACGACGCCTTGTTGCTGCTGAACGTCATCGCGGCGCAGGAAGCCGCAGAGCCGCACCAATTAGCGTTTTGTGGTCGTTTCCTTGACATGATGGTCAAGCAGTGGGCCCCGAAAATGATGGTATGGCCGACCAAGGACGTTACCGTCACGCTGGTCCCCGGCACAGAGTCCTATGCAATTGGGAACAGCCTAACGATTGACGAACCGCGTCCTCTTAAAATCGTTTCGGCAAGGCGGCAAGACACATCGGGGAACGAGGTGCCGGTTGACGTTGTTTCCCGCGAAGAATACATGGCGTTGCCGACCAAAAGCACACAAGCTCCGGCGAACATGGTCTATTACGACCGGCAAAGAACCAGCGGGACGATCTACGTCTGGCCGACCGGAGATACATCCAACACCACCCTTATTCTGACCGTCAAACGCGCTTTGGAAGACCTGGACAGCGAAGGTGACGAGCCGGACTTCCCACCGGAAGGGTTGATGGCGCTTGTTTATAACCTTGCCGTTTTAGTCGGGCCCGCCTTTGGTGGCATCCCGCAAGACATAGCGGCGATCGCAGGACAGCTAAAACAGGAACTGCTCGAAGACGACACTGAAAACACCGCTGTTTACTTCATCCCGAGGTTTCAATAAATGGCAACTCGCGCACGACATTTTGAAGCGGCCCTGGCAGGATTCCGCGACAATTCCGGCAACTCGCTAAGTGGCGGGAAACTGCAATTTTACGTTCCTGGGACGTCGACGGCAAAGAACGCCTACACCGACCGCGACAAAACCGAACCCGTCACGGAGGTTACGCTTGATTCCAACGGCAGGGCGGAAGTGTTCGGGGACGGCTGGTATGACATCAAACTCCTCGACGCCTCCGGGTCTACGCTGGCCACGTTTGAATATGTGTATCTGCAACGGTCTGCGTTTACCGTCGAAACGAAAACCGCCGATTTTACCGCCAGTACAGATGTGGACGTTTATCTGGTGGACACCACCAACGGCAACGTGACCGTATCCTATCCCACGGCGGAAAACATTGAATATCCCATTGAGATAGCCAAGAAAACCGCCGACGCCAACACCGTGACCATCGACCCCTACGGCAGTGAGACGATCAACGGGGAAAGCTCTTTCGTGCTCGACACGCAGAATCAGAGCGTTAAGGTTGCCAGCGACGGGGCGAACCTATACACCCTCGGGGCATTTGTCAACACGGCTGTTACGATAACAACCGAAGCGACCACCGCAGTTAAAGGCAAAACGCGGTACGCTACGGACGCGGAGACCGTTACCGGCAGTGAAGCGGCGGCGGCAACCACTCCGGCGAGTGTCAACGCGGCATACGGGCGGCTGTTCAAGGCGTACCACGAAGGGTTGATTATCTCCAACAACGGCACCGACGCGGCCCACGACATCGACATTTCTGCCGGTCTGTGCCGCAACGCCGACAACGACGGGTTTATCCAACTATCCGCAGCCATCACCAAACAGATTGACGCGGCATGGACAGCAGGCACCAACGCAGGCGGCTTTCCTTCCGGCCTGACGCTGACGGCCAGCACCTATTACCGCGTATTCCTTATCCATGACGTGACCAACGGCCTCGTAGACGCCGGGTTCGACACGGACGCCTCAGCGACCAACCTTCTTGCCGACGCCACGGATTACACGGAATACCGGCAGATCGGGTGGATACGGACCGACACGGGGCCGGATATAGTCAAGTTTTTCCATGTCGGTGACGGGTTTTACCTGTGGGATGTGCCTGTCGAAGACGTTGATTACTCCACCACCATGCCGACGACGCGGACCGCCGTGGTAGTGTCTGCGCCACCGGGGACCATTGCGGCGCTTAAACTCGGTATAGAGGTGACGACCGGCAGCGGTCAGGTCAATGGCCTGATACTGGACAGTAGACAGACCGACACCGCCCCGAGTACATCGGTGTGGAATCTCGTCATGAACAGATCGAGCTCCGACTGGGACCGCGCCATGTGCTCTTATGACGTTTTGACCGACGCAAGTTCGCAAATCTATGTGCGGTTCTCGTCGGCGCAGAAATACGGCATTGCCACAACCGGCTTTAAATACCTGTGGGACTAATCTATGCCTTGGGTTGACTTGCCCGTAAAGGGCGGCACATACAAAAACATCGACGAAGACGCGCTGAACGCGGTCGGCTCTACGCTGCTCGACGGCTATCTGGACGAGTTCGGAAACGTTGTGTCACGCCCGGGGTTGGTGGAGTTCTGCGACCTCGGAACGGGAGAGCCGGTAGACGGGCTGTTCTGGTGGCCGGTGCAAATGGTAGGTATCGCGGTCAGCGGGAAGAAGGTGTTTAAACTCACCGACCGCAACGGTAATTACACCGATGTTACCGGAGACGCGCCGGAAAAACTCATCCGCCCGACTTTCGCGGATTTCGGCGCGGCGCTTTATCTGGCCAACGGCGGGCAAATCCTCAAACTCACTCCCTCCGGCACCACGGAAGCACTGACGGACGTGGACGCGCCTACCGCCGTCAATTTCGTGGCGGTGCTGGATAAATACCTGTTCGCGGCGGAGAAGGACACCGCCATCGTGTGGTTTTCGGACGTGGCCGACCCCGACGCGTGGAGCGGGGATTATTTCGAACCGGAGAGCAAACCCGATAATGTAGACGCTCTGCACGCAGAGTACGGAGAGATTTACACGTTCGGGCGCGAATCGACGCAGCGGCACTATAACGACGGGGCAACCCCGTGGGCCAACGACAAGCAGGGCGAGACGGGGCGCGGCTGGTCGGCTCCTTACTCCATTGTGGCGGCGGACAACGGATTTTTCGGGCTGGACGAGGACCGGCAGGTGGTCAAGTTGCAGGGGACCGTGCCGCAGGTCGTCAGCCCGGCCGTAAACGCCTATATCCAGAGTTTCGAAACGGTATCCGACGCACGTGGCGACCATGTGATTATCAACGGTCGCCCTTTTTACATCCTGTCCTTCCCGACCGAGGGAAAGACGATGGTTTTTAACTACACGCTGCCAGGCGACGTTCCGGCGACGTGGCTCGGGTGGTCGGAGTGGACGCGGTTTAACCCCGTGACGGCGGACCACGAAGCGTTTTTGGGCAACTGTCACGCCTACAGTGACCTTTGGAACCTGAACCTTGTTGGGGATAGACGGACAGGGAAAATATGGAAGTTTGACGGCAGCGCGACCACGGACGGCGGCGGCACCATCCGCACCGTTCGGCGCACAGGGTTCATCGATCACGGCAAGTATGGCTACAAACGCTCCCGCTCCCTGCGGGTCCGCATCAAGCGCACCCAACAGGGCGGTAAATTGCTGGTGCGGTGGCGCGACAACGCGCAGGACAACGCGTGGTCATCCTTTCGAGAAGTCTCTTTAGGCGACAGCGGCGACTTGGAACAAATGGTTACAATCCACCAACTAGGGCGCTACCTGACCCGCCAGTGGGAATTCGTTTTATCCGATAACGCGCAGATGCTCTTAATGGGGGCGCAGGAGTTCGTCGAATGATAAAACCGCCGCGTTTTAATCAAATCTCCCCGACCAAAGCGCCGGACTCCACGGAGCAGGAACGGTTTTATCGCAGCCTTGCCGACGCGCTGAACCGCCTTGACGACAGGGTTGCCGGGGCGCAGGCGGACAGCACGGCCTCGACGGTCGGGGAACTCGTCGCGGATTTTAACGCACTTTTGGCAAAATTACGCACGGCTGGCATCATGAGCAGCTAGAACGGAGCAAAATATGATTGGGTCTATCGTCGGCGGCGGGCTGTCCGCAATCGGCAGTATTGCCGGTGGCCTCATGGCTGGAAACGCGGAAAAACGCGCCATGAACTATCAAAAGGGCATGAGCGAAAAGAGTATTTTGGGGCAACTCTACGCGCAGAACATGAACGATTCGCTCATGTCTCCCGGCTATGGCGCATACCGCGCAGCGACCCCGCTTCTGACCTACATGCTGACCGGCGTAAATACCAACGGTGATTTTACCGACGCCGATATACAGGAGCTTAACGCCCTGCGGGACCAGAAGCAGGAGCTTTTGCGGCAGCAGTCGCTCCACATGGGCAGCGCCACGGGGAGCCGGTCTAATCAGAGGAAAGCCCGGTCTTTGCTGGCCGACATCGACGCCAAATTGGCCCGCCTGTCCGACCTCGAAAACCGCTATGCGGCGGACCAGGCTATTCAGCAGGTCGGCAGCGAAGGCTTTATCCGCGACCCCGGCTATCAATGGCAGCAGCAGCAGGGGGAGAAGGCCGTTAACCGCGCACTTGCTGCGAGGGGTATGTATAACAGCCGCGCAGGGGTTAACGCGCTGTCCGACTTCAACCAGAACCTAAACGCAGACACCTACCAACGGCAGGTTAACAACCTCTACAACCTGTCTAACCTCGGTCGCGGGGCCTCGGCAACCGGAGCCAGCCTGAACCAGAACAGCGCCATCAACACCGGCAATACGCTGATGCAGACGGGGCAACTTGTCGGGCAGGGCATGACCAACTACGGGCAGACGATGGGCGGCACGGTTGCCAACGCCCTTGGCGCACTCGGCACGGGTATCAGCAATTACAGTTACATGAACGCCCTCGGAGACATCGTCGGCAAAATCTCCAACATGAACAGCAGCTACAACCCGATCGGCGGTGCTTTCGATGCGTCAAAATATAGCGTAATGGGGTGGTGAATGGACGTTAGACAGTTTTGGGAGCCGACATATAACGCCCTTTCCACGGGGCCGCGATTAGCAGAACAGAAACTAGCCATGCAGCAGAACAACGCGCTCATGGACCTGCGTCGCCAAGGCATGGAAATGGATCAACAGAGATTCAATCTTGAGCAGGATCAACTTGCGGCGCAGGTAGAGCAGCAGCAAACCAAACTGGCGGAGTTGGCGCAATTTCGTCAAGCGGCTGGGCAACTGGAGAACACACCGGAAGGCCATGCGCAACTGCAACGCCGGTTTCCGATGCTTTACAAGGAGGCAGGGCTTTCGAGCATGCTGCCGGAGCAACCGAAGCCAACCAGCCTTATGCAGAATGCGGAAGCCGCAGGATTTCAGCCAGGGACACCGGAGTATCAATCATTTTTGAGGGATGCTGTAAATAAGCCAGCGACGCAGATCAATTTACCCGGCGAAAAACGCGAAACAAAGTTTCAGGAGAAAATGGGGACCGTCATGGCGGAGGAATATTCCGGTATCCAGACGGCTGGTCGTGAGTCACACACGAATATCGCAAGGCTACAGAGGGCTAAGGCGCTTGTCCAACGGGTTAATACAGGGGCCATGAAGCCAACCGGGGTGGCTATTAAGCGCGTAATAAAGGACCTCGGGTATGACCTTGAAAGTCTTGGGTTTAAGGACGATGTAGGGCTTGCAGAGGCGCTAAAAGCCGTTTCCGTTGACCTCACAATGGATACCGTCCAAAGGACGAAGGGGGCCGTCTCCAACAAGGAAATGGAGCTCTTTGCACAGGTTGCCCCGCAGCTTTCTACTTCCCCGGAAGGAAACCTGCTCATTATCGAGATGGCGACAAAGCTGCACCAGAATTCACAGAAGGTGGCGCAGCTTGCGCGTGATTACTACCGCAGAAAGGGGCGTTATGACGAAGGGTTTTATGATGAACTCGATGAATTTTACAAGAAAAACCCCCTATTCACGACAAGCCTTATGGATAAAGTGACAGAACTTTCGGGACGCGGGTTGCTAAATAAGGGCGATAGCAAAAACCCTTATTCCGGCGTGAGCGACGAAGATTTATTGCGTAGCCTTGGGATGTAATTTATGGACAAACAAGCGGCACTTGCGGAAGCGTACAGGCGCGGGATATTGCCGCCTGACAAAGCCACCGCATACGAAGAGGCTGTAAGGCGCGGCCTTGTTTCAGATGCAGAAAACTTCGGCAAACCAAGCATTGTTCAGAAAGTAAAGGACCTAATATCAGGCGACAAAAGAACAGAATTTGATTATCCCGAGATCGGGTCATCGCCCGAGTACGGCGGATTTGATAGACCGTTAACGGCCCTAAAGTCCTCCTTTGGCATGCTGACCTCATCCACGCCAGAGCAAGAGCTTGACGTGCTGAGAAACAACTACCCGGATGCGGTATTTGAGAAAGACAAGTTCGGCAACGACATTGTGGTTTTCCCAAGTGGGAAATACTACATAAACAAACCGGGGCTTTCGTGGCGCGATGCGACGAAGACGGGATTTCAAGGTGGCGTTTATGCCTTGGCGGCTCAGGCCGGTGGTGCGCCGTTTTCTTCTCTTATGGGGCAAACTGCGGGTGTCGCTGCCGGTGCAGGTGCCGCAAGTATCGGGCTTGACGCTGCGGCTGGTGCTGCTGGGTCCGAACAGGGTATAGACATTCCGAGGGCGGCGACGACTGCGTCTTTCGCTGGTCTATTTGAGGCGGCGCGTCCCGCGCTTAGCCCGCTGTGGCGCGCTATGACGGCAAACAACAAAGTCCCTAGCGTACAAGAGGCGAGGGTTGTTCTGCAGCAGGCAGGATTTGACCCGCAGGAGCTTACAGACGACGCGGTGAATTACTTCATTGTGCAGGCCAAGAACGCCATGGACCCGGCGTCTTCGGCAATGTCGGCGGTGGCAAACACCCTCCCTGTGAAGGTCCCACTGTCTAGAGGACAAACCACCGGCAGCGCACGACAGCAAATGACCGAAGACCTTATGGAAAAAGGCGCATTCGGGGATGCCGCAGAAACCATCATGAAGGGGCAGCGGGCTAAAACCGAAGAGGCGCTAAGGGCGAATATTCCGGCCATTCAGCAGAGGATAGGAGGAGGGCAGATCGTCCAACGCGGGGAAGGTGCCGCAGCCGCACAGCAGGCGTTGGTCGGCAAGGAAGCGCGTTTAGCAGGAATGGTCGATGATGCCTACACGGCTGCAAGGGCAACAAGCGGCAAACTTCCAGGGGAGGCAGGCGGCGGACTTTATGAGTCTGTTGCATCGTCGATAGACGACTTCACCCCCCACGCCAGTGTGGCAAAGACGGAACTCGATAGACTTAAAGGCATCCTTACAAAGAAAACAAAAAGCCCCTTACTTGACGCAAGAGGCAACCAGATGGGCGGCAAAACAACCTTTGCCGACACGGACATAAAAAACCTCTATGACTGGCGTCGAAGGGTTTCAACCCTAGCAAACAACGCAAGCGATAAGACTGACGCAGCGGCCCTCAAAAACATGGTCAAACAGTTTGACGCCAGTATGCAAGACGCCTTAGAGCAAAGCCTGCTGGCGGGTGATGACGAAGCCATTAAGGCTTGGACCAAGGCTATCAGGCTCCGCAGGGCAAAAGGTAAGCTATTTGAAAGCGATGATCTAGTTTCCGCCTTGGTCGAAAGAGAGTATAAAGGCGGAGGCGTGCGCCTAAAGGTGGCACCGGAGGCAGCAGGCAACTATATTTTCGGGAAGTCCGACCTCGGCATTTTAGCAAAGCCGGAAATGGCTCGGGAATTGAGGCGGCTGAGACAAGTTCTCGGGGCCAACAGTCAGGAGTGGAATGCTATCCGAGAAGAAGCGTTTTTGCGCTTCGCTTCTGTTGCAGAAGGTGCATATTCAGGCGGGCAGCGTGGTTTCTCGGGCGTTAAGTTTCATAAGGCGTGGAACGATGCACTAAAGAAGAACCCCGAAGTGATCAACACGCTGTTTAGCGGTGAAGAAAAGAAATTGATTTCTCAATTCGCCAAGGTTGCCGCGAGAGCGACAAACCCAGTGAAGGGGGGCGCGAACTTCTCAAACACTACCCCGGCAATGGCGAACATGATGCAGCGGCTTTCGGGGTTTCTTGCTTTCGGTGAAAGGGGGAGGGCTTTGCTGTCTCGCATCTTCCCAGCAGGATATGATGCATTACAGGCCGGGCAGGCATACAAGGCTACGCGTGGGATGGTTCCAAAGAGACAAATTCCCGTTGGCAGGCTAGGGGCTATCGGCGGGACAGGCGCTGCTGTTTATCCCGACTCTTCGTCGAACCAATAGCCGTGCTTAACCCTGTAGCTAATGTGAAACAGGAGCATAGCTATTAACGCACCAACAACTCCTTTAATGCCGAGAGAGATAATGATTGCACCGGCAAAAATAAGGGCAAGGACAGTCACCGGCCAACCGTAGTTTATTTTAACAGCCATAAAACACTCCAGTATTTTTCACGAAATACATACCGTCAAAAGCGCAAAACGCGCCAATCAATGTCAATTTGTTCATAGCGTCCTCATAACGGCGCAAACGGTTAAGCTAGCCACCATCCACGGCAAAAGACTTTTATACATCGCAAACCACCACATGATTTACACTATCTAACCACGCACCCGATGTCAAGGCGGGTTTTTTATTGGAAGGAACAAACATGGCTTGTAAAGGCAAAAAAACCGCAATGGCTCCCCGTCCTCCGCGCAAACCGAAAAAAGACACCAAGAAAGCCTAACCCATGCCCGAAACTTGGCAAGATGCACTCTACGTCCTCATGTCAGGCGTCATCATGCTTGGCGTTCCGGTAATTGGCTGGCTGGTCAACCGTGGGTTTGGCGCGATGGAAAAGAAACTTGCTGACCTGGACGGCAGTGTTTCAGGGCTGCGGCAGGATTTAGCCAAGGAACGCGAAGATCGGATTACCCTATACGGGGAATTGTCGGCCAGAATCGCGGCGCATCGGGCCCTCTGCGACGAGCGCCACGGAAAGGGGAAATAATCATGGATTTCTTTGAACACGCCATTACCATCACCCTGCAACACGAGGGCGGGTACGTCAACGATCCTGCCGACCCAGGTGGCGAGACGCGCTACGGGATATCTAAACGCGCCTTTCCGCAAGTGGACATTAAAACGCTGACGATCAATCAGGCGAAAGCCCTGTATCGCTCGTTCTATTGGGAGCGCGGCCCGCATCTGATTAAACTGCCGACCGTCGCGGCCAAGTATTTCGACCTGTGCGTCAATGCTGGTGTGAGCAGGGCGTCTAAATGGCTGCAAGAGGCGGCGAATCTGCTCGGTGCGACACTTACCATTGATGGGAAAGTGGGGACTGTCACAGCCGGATGGATTAACCGCTATCCGCATCCGGAAGCGTTGCTATGTGCTCTCAAGGGGCTGGCGTTTAACCACTATGTAAGTTTGGGCAAGCCGCGCTTTCTTGCGGGTTGGCTGAATAGATTGGAGGCGTGATGAAGTGTCAAGAGAAAGTTGAGACATACGCCAGGTGCTGCGGGTTTTTTCGCCCGGTGCAGAACTGGAACATCGGAAAGCGCGAGGAGTTCAAGGACCGCGTTACCTTCACCGTTCCTAAAACCACCCTCAGCATGGGGAGCGAATAAGCGGAGGGAACGTGGATACTTTTCATGTGGAACAAAACTCCGCGACAGTCACAACGCTGCGGATACCCATCAGGCGTAAAGCCGGGTGGGAACAATGGGGGCTACTATCCTCCGACCGGCATTTTGACAATCCGAAATCACGACAAGATATGCAAAAGAGGCACTTGCAGCAGGCCAAAGAGCGCGGTGCTTTTGTCATGGACTTTGGAGACCTTTTTTGCGCCATGCAGGGCAATAAAGACCGGCGCGGGAAAAAGGGCGACATCCGGGAAGAAAACCAGAAGAAAGATTATTTTGGAAGCTTGGTGCGAAGCGGGGTATCTCTGTTTGATGAGTACAAGGACAATCTCGCGGTGTTTGCCCCAGGCAACCATGAAATGGCGATTCTCAACCATAACGAAATAGACCTGACCACCGCCCTTGTCGAGCGGTTGCAAGATCGAGGCTCCAAGGTGGTACGCGGAGGTTATCGCGGATGGGTGCGGTTTTTGTTTGAGGGGCACGGCGGCAGTTATCGTCAGGGTGTAAACCTCCACTACAGTCACGGAAGCGGCGGTGGGGGTGTCGTAACCAAAGGTGTGATACAGGCCAACAGACGCGCCGTATGGCTCCCAGATGCGCAGATCGTCGTTAGCGGCCATATTCATGAAGCGTGGCAGGTCGAATATTGCCGGGCTCGAATCACCGCTCTTGGTAAAGAATATACAGACGAGCAACTGCATATTTGCCTGCCGACCTACAAAGACGAGTTTTCAGGCTGCCGCGACGGGTTCCATATCGAACGCGAAGCCCCGCCGAAACCGCTTGGTGCATGGTGGCTGCGTTTCTTTTGGGACGCTGGCAAGGGCCGAGTGAATTACGAAGCGACGAGGGCGAAATGACCCGGTGTAAACAATGCGTCAAAGCGTATACACCACAGTGCCAACAATGTCGACGAAAGGGAAAATATGTTGACGAAATTACACAACTTGCTGGCCGCCACTAAAGCGTTGTGCCTGCGTGCTCTGGCAGCATGCGTCTCCTTCCCGCTGCTTGTGTGGCAGTGGGTCGTTAAGACGGCGAAGAGACTTAACCCTATGCACAAGGCGTGGATAGTTGCGCTCCGCTTGGAGCCGTGGCCGGACGACGACGAGAAACGCGGTAAAGAGCGGCTGTTTGCCTACCCCTGGGGATTAACCGTGGCTTTGTCGTTTGGGCGATATGTCTGGACCGGAAAGCCTTGGGCGCACGACTGGAGCAACCCGGACGCCAACGTATTTCGATGTCTCGTTCCGCTGCCGGGGCTGTTTATCAGTTTCAAGGGCTCCAGCGGCGCAGGGTTTTATATCGGCAGCAAGCCCTACAACATTGACAATGATAGCGGACGGTGCCAGTGGGCAGAGCCGAAAGAGGACGGGGCGTTGTATCTGCACCCCTCGGCAACCATTAGAAAGACGGTGGACAGATGATACCAATCATTGACAGCGTTTTAGACATCGGCGGGAAGCTGATCGACAAGCTTATTCCTGATCCTGTGGAGAAGATGAAAGCGCAAGCGGCACTTTTGCAGATGCAGCAAAACGGGGAACTCAAAGAACTCGAAACGCGCATGTCTGCCATTATCGCAGAGGCCAACAGTAAAGACCCGTGGACTTCCCGCGCCCGCCCGTCATTTATGTACGTTATTTATGTCTGCATTCTTGCCGGTATCCCAATGGGCGTTTTGCACGCGTTTTATCCGGCGATAGCGGTAGGTGTCGCGGAAGGGTTTAAAGCGTGGCTGCAAGCTATCCCTGACACGCTCTATACGCTGTTTGGTGTCGGCTATGTCGGTTATTCGGCGGCGCGGACGGTGGATAAAAGGAGGGCGAAATGAAACTTGGTCTTGGCTTAGGCATCGGTGGTAGTGGCAACCGCCGCAGAACGAGGCTCTACGCTCTCAACAACACAACAGGGAAACAAGAACCCGTTTTTGACGGAAACGGCGAACCTGTCTACACAAAAAGGGAAGCATAATGGGTACTTTAAGTTATACGTTTGACCAGCTTAACGATGCTGTCACCAATATGCTGGCAATGACCGGCGATATTGGAGGGGCGACACAATCAAACTACGTCGGTGCCGCCTATAACATAAGCACCGATACTTGGCAACGCCTCGGTTCAGCGCAGGGCCTTGCCGTGGGTAGCTTCCCGGGCACCTACATATCGCCGATCTTTCAGCAGCTAAGGCGCGTTGTCCTTGCCGATGACGGAACGGTCTATAAAGGCATTAGTTGGGCGGACTTTACCAAACATGAGGATGGTACAGACGTTGATCTTACCGGCGGTAATGGTCAGATCATGATGGAGTATCTACCGGCCTACGTCAAAACCGGCATATGGGGTGATTGGTATTACATCCTGCTCAGTCACCTGCCGCTCGACGGGTTCTCTCTGCATCCGGTGTTTGCGGACAGCAGCGCGGTGTATCTTGGAGCCTACGAGGCTTCGCTGGTGCCAGGACAAACAAAACTGTCGTCTATCGCGTTGGACCCACGCGACGGCACATCGCCGGTCTGGCCGGTGACAACCCGTACAGGCGATTGGGGCCATGCCGGTCTGACCACGGAGGTAACCGATACCCTGGCCGAGGCCCGCGGGGCCGGATGGCAACAGGCCGACTTTATGACGCGACATTACGAGCGGTTACTGATGCTGGTGGCCTTTGCCGGATGGAATTTCCAGAGCATGGTAGGCAACGGGCGCACAGCACTGACCGATGGCGGGTGGACCAACGATGCCAACATCGGGCGTTGTGGCCTGGGGGATGCAGCTGGGGGCTACCATTCGGCGGTGCAGCAGGGCTCGACGCTTGGGTATCTTACCGACTATTCCCAGGTACTCGGCATCGAAAACACCTACGGCAACGTCTGGGACCGCGTGGCTTCGCTGGTGAGCGATTACGCTGTCTATTACAAGACCAAGCCGCCGTTTAATTACTCATCAGTGGCTGGCTGGACGCGATTGCTCAACGCCGTAGGTGACGGCGTGCTGTTGCCAACCAGCAACGGCTACGGCGGCAAACCGCACTCCGGGCTAGGCATCGTCTTCCCGGCAGATGTTACAGGTTCGTCATCCACAAAAATGACCGACTATTTCTATCAAGCGGCGGGTCTGCGCGTTTTCCTGGTGGGCGGTAACGCGTATTACGGTGCGGATGCGGGTCCGTTCTATTGGAGTGGCGCGGCTTCGAATACGGGTGCGTATATCGGCGGGCGGTTATGTTACAAGAAGGTGACAGCATGAGGGATATAGCGGGCTACGAAGGGAAATATGCCATTACAGAAGATGGACGCATTTACTCTAACTTCCAGAAGGAGGAGGTCACACTATGAAGGGTTACAGTTCGCAACAACCTGAAACAATCGTGCCGCATAACGGCGGTTATCAGTTCCGGTTTAACATCGAACAGGTTGAGAAGATTGTCGATGGCGAAACTGTGCAGGAATATGAATACGATTACGTCAATGTCCAGGATATAAACAGAGGGACATTGATTGACGCCCTGATCACGGAGCGTCACGATTATTCATCTCAACTCGGAAAACTCGCACTCGATCGTACCTCGCAGGAATGGCTGGATTATCAGACCTTCCGCGAAAGCTGTTACACCCTTGTGGATAGTGCTCTGGCTGGATTGTGATGCAACGTTTCTCCGATTTTGCCGAAGATCCAGAAATCCTGGACGGCAACAAGATCCGTATCGATGACGTTTTGAACCGAGAGTTGGTCGTTACCGGATACAGCGTGAAGGATAGCAAATACAGTAAGATTGACATCCTCCCCGCCATGAAGCGACCGGGTTTTACGGTGCGGGTGTATAACAAACAAAGGGCGGCGGGTTGACCGTCGCCCTACACCTCCTCTCCCACCATTCTTACCTCCAGGCACTCACATCCCACAACGCAAGTCACTGTTTTGCAACACCTTTCTATTTTTTCATATATTTATTTCGCAAACGTGCAATTTTTTCTTGCAGTTTTGCGAAAAAGGCGTATAGTTGAAATCAACAACGCCGAACGATCTTTGAAAACCGAATAGAGCCGAGGCCCGCAAGGGCTGTGACGGTCCCGCGCAACGGACGAATGCGCCAGAGCCCGCGACCCGTCGAATCGGAGAAACACTTTAACTTTAACGAGGTATCACATGAAAAATATAAGAGTTTCGGAAAAAACCTATAACGATTTATTGGAACTTATCGTCGCCAAGCGGCGGCGCGGCGAACATATCCGCATCGGTGAGCTGACCGACAACGCTATGCAAACGTTTGTCTCGCAGGAACTGCGGCGGCTGAAAAGGGGGCGCAATGGAAACAATGAAGCGTGCTGTTAAGTGGCTTGAGCAAAACTGGGGCTACCTTGCCGGGTATCTTATCCTCTACGCGGCGATCTTGGTATCGCTCAACGCTGGCATTCAGAAGCAGGACGAGATAGCCAGGCTGGAAGCGCAGGAAGCGCACAGAATTATGGTGGGGGCGTACCGATGACGCGGCGATGCGCGTGGTGCAAAAAAATCACAGGGCAGACGGATGACGACGAAGAAGGGATTACAGACGGCATCTGTCCAAGCTGCCTCACTGAATATTTCCCAAGCGAGGCGGCGCAAATCTTAGGAGGACATTATGAACACGAACCTGAACGATTTTATCAAGTGGCAAGCGGAGAACCCGGCAGCGCGTAGTTTCGAAATCAAATCAGAGCCTGCGCGTCATGGGAGAAAAGCATCGTTGATAGCATGGGTTTACGACTATGACCTAATGGTCGGGCAGCACGTCCACAGCGTTGAAGAAATTGACCTTGCGGCGCACCGCGAGAAAGAGGAACGTGAAAAGCTGGCGGAACTCAAAGCCAAGTACGAAGGCGCGGACGCATAGGAGGCCAACATGACCGCCGACGAATGGGTGGAGTATTCCATCGAGGAAGCCAAGCGGGAGCACCGACCGTTTGATGACGACCCCGATTATTGGGGCGACCGCGAGGCTTTCAGGAAGCACATTGAAGAGGAAGGCGAAGAGGACGGCGTGAGCTACCTCTACTGACGGAGGACGAAATGAACGGAGTCGAAGCGAAAATCACGACCGGCATCGCCAGCCAGGGTGGACATTGGTACCGCAGGGACGGCGCGGCCTGTTACGAAATCGAGAAGAAGAAGGGCGGGATGCGTCCGGTGGATATGCGGGACGCCAGAAAGCACAGTCTGGTGCCTTCCGTCACCACAGTCATGCAGGTCATGGCGAAGCCCGCCCTTGAAGTGTGGAAGCAGAAACAAGTGATTCTTGCCGCCCTGACCCTGCCGATGCACGACGGCGAATCCCTGGACGATTACGCCGCCCGTATCATGGCCGACTCCAAACAGCAGGTGATTGAAGCAGCACAGCGCGGCACCAACATCCACGCGGCCATCGAAGCGCATTTCTGCGGTGACGCCGTTGAGGCGGATTATATCCCCTATGTCATCGCGGCTACCGAGAAGATTTTTTCCATCGGTGCCGAGTGGGAGCCGGAAAAGAGCTTCGCGCATCCCTCCGGTTACGGCGGCAAAGTTGATTTGCACAGTCGCAGCGCAAACGTGGTGCTCGACGTAAAGACCAAGGAATTCACCGAGGCCGACACGAAGAAGCTTATCTACGACGAACACAGCATCCAGTTAGCAGCATATCGGTACGGGCTGGACATGCCAACCGCCGCTTGCGGCAACGTGTTTGTCTCCGTGTCGGAGCCGGGACTTGTGCAGGTGGTGATGCACGACGAAGAAGAATTGCAGCGCGGCTGGCGGATTTTTCAGGGGCTTTTGAGTTTGTGGAAGGAAATCAAGAAATTTGACCCCGCGTTTTAGGAGGGCGATATGGACAAACAACAAATTTGGGCAGCACTGGCCGCACCGTTTCCCGCAGAGGACATTGAATGGCGCGTTGCCCAAAAGGGAGCGCGGGACGGTAAACCGTGGGCCAAGGTGCTGGCATATGTTACCAACCGCGCCATCATGCAGCGCCTTGACGATGTGATGGGACCGGAGAATTGGCGCAACGAATTCCAGCATATCGACAGTGCGTTTTTGTGCGGACTGTCCCTGCGGATTGACAGCGAGTGGATTACCAAGTGGGACGGGGCGCAGGAAAGCCAGATCGAGGCGACCAAGGGCGGCATATCCGGGGCGATGAAGAGGGCAGCGGTTCAGTGGGGCATCGGGCGGTATCTGTATGACCTCACAGAAGGGTGGGCCAACATTCACGCTGGCGGCAAAAATCACGTTGGCGAGGACCGGAAGAACAACGTCCCGGCGTTTAAATGGGACCCGCCGCAACTTCCAACATGGGCGCTGCCGAAAAGCGATTTTGTCACCCGCAGCCAGCTTGCCGATATCGAAGCGCTGATCGCGGAGACCGGCGCAGACAAAGAGAAGTTCTGTAAATGGCTGGACGTGAAGAAACTTGCCGACCTTCCGGCGCAGCACTACTCAAAGGCCGTCAAAGCCTTGGAAGCCAAGCGAAAGGCGGCATAACCAATAGCAAGCCGCGTGTCTTAAACATCTGACAGGAAACGGGTTTTATTTCACGCGGCACCCCCCGCCCCGCAGTGGGGCGGGGGAATTAAAGGAGGCGACAATGAAACGCTTCGGTATCTGTTCCAACTGTAAAGAGCACTGCGAAATATTAAGCGATGACGGCACGGAATTAACGGAAGGCCCAAGCGGAAGACTCGTTAACACTCCCATGCTGCATCCGTCTTACGTGTCCAACTGCTGTTACGCGGACATTATCGACACTACGGGGCCTGAAATTGATGAGGCGGACACCCCAGGAGGTCATCTTCCGTATGGAGATTAACGAAAAAGATAAGCGGCGGCGGCCAATGGTTGGCCGAAGGCCCGGACGGTGAAACCGTCCGCCTTGATTGGCCTGGTTAGGGCGCATTTTCGAGCGAGGTACTAAATGTTTAAACAGTATCGCAGGACGAATATTGCTGAAATGAGGCCGTATGTTTCCGGCGAAGACCTGACTAACATCAGCGTGTCAAAAGAGGATGACCCTGAAAATGACATGGGAATGGTAGCCAGAAACCCGAAGAACCACGCAGACCAGTGGTATGTGGCCAGGAAGTATTTCGAAGACAATTTCGAAGAAGCCTAGCGCGTTGGAACGTAGGGCGCAGGTTAATAAAGTTACGGCCTGCGCCCTAACAGGGCGTAGAGCGCTACTGACGGAGGACATCATGACATGCAGACTATGCAAGCGCACCGGACTCAAGACCTACGAAATTGAGATTACACGCGGCAACGAAAGCATGGTGACCTTCTTTCACGGCACGGACGAGGACGATGCACGGAAGCAGGCGGAACGGGCTTATTTTGAGTACACCATTGCGGATTGCAGGGAGGTGGGACGGTGAAAATATACGATGAACCGGAATGGTGACTAAATGGAAATCACAATCGAAACATACGGAGACGGGCACAGGGAAATAACCATCGACGCCAAACGGTATTGGGTGAAAGAAAAACGTAATTTCCAACTGTCGAGCGTTGGCCCAACCATGGACAAAATCCCCTGTCGGGTGACGGCGTTTAAAGTGGAGGAATCATGCGAATAGTCAAAAACTTTTGTGATGTTTGTGGGCTTGAGATTTCAAATGCGCTCGGGAATTATCCTGCGACTCTGAACATTGAAAACCCTAACGGGAAATCGTTTTTCGATGTCGGTTTCCGGCATACACAAGGCACACGTCTTGAAATTTGCCATCATTGTATGCACAGCGTATTGAACTATTTAAAAGAAGCCCACACCTATGAAAAAACCATGGTGAAACCATGAAGCAGCAGCGATTTATTTTATCCCACGACACCGCCCGTCAACGCGCCATTGCAGCCGTAACGAGTGCGCCGGATGGGATGGAGGTCCTAATCCGTAAATACAAATCGAAGCGCACTCTATCGCAAAACGCGCTCCATTGGAAGCGTCTTGACATTATACGGATGCACATAGCAGACAGCACCGGCCAGATATTTAGCGCCGAGGAATTGCACGACTTTTTTAAGCGGCGGTTTCTACCGGTGCGGCTGGTGGAAATTGACGGCGACGTTGAAAAGGTCGCGCAGACAACAACGGATAAGGACACGAAGCAGATGGCCGAATTTATGGACGCGATAGACAGATATTGCATTGAACGGCTTGGTTTATACCTGCCCGTTCCTGGGATGGAGGACGTTGCATGACAAAAGCGGAGAAAGACTATTTGGGACGCATACAATCCCTCGGTTGCATCATCTGTGGAAGCCCTGCTTCTATCCACCATGTTAGACGCTACGGCGAGACGCGAAAGCACAGCAAGGTTGTTCCCTTGTGTTACATGCACCATCAAGGCGCAGTGGGTATCCACACTTTAGGCAAGCGCGAATTTGAACGGCTGTTTATGACGCAGGATGCCATGCTGAAACGAGTCGATGAGCTGCTCTACCAGCAGGAGTTAGACGATCAGGTGGCCATCATGAATATCGGACACGCAATTAAATAGGAGGCAATGTGAACGCAGCGAAAATTGACAAATCAGACCGGCTGCAACGGGTAGACGATCTGCTCTCTACCGGCAAGCGGTTCAGCACCCTGGAAATCATGAAATACGCCAACGTATGTGCTGTAAATTCAGTAGTAAGTGAGCTTCGGCGCAACGGTCGAGACATTAAATGTGAGCGCAAAGGTGATGTTTGGTACTACCAGATGCCGGAGCGCCTCACCTGCCGGTTTTAGGGCAGGTGCAGTCGTTGGTTATCCGATTTTATTGGAGGATTTATGCCCGAGCAAAACGGATGGATAAGTATAGATGATGCGCGTTTCCCTTTGCCGAAATATGTAGGCGATGAAATTGTAATCCGTACGAAAGCCGATAATTACCGGTGGGTATATCAGATCGCCGTTGTTGATGATGACGGCAAGGTTGTGATTGACCCCTGCGTGATGTGTTCGCGGTGCGGGGGAACGCTGCAATGGAAACCGTACGCCTGGAACCCGTTTTCAAGAATGCCGGCTGAATGGAAACCCCTTGGCAAATTTATTGATGCGGACCGTTCGTTGGCACATGCAAAAGCCCATGCGGAAGATATGTACCATCGTGCGTTGAGAGCAGAGGAATTGCTTTACCGGTTTTATATTGACCGCGACAAGAAATCGGAAGAGGCGATTTTGAACTTTGTGCAGGACGGACTTGATAAGGAGGGATTATGAAAATGCAACAGATAAAATTAAATGAACCAGAAACATTACCTACGGACGGAACTATAGTGTTGCTGTTTTTACATGATGGGACGGTATGTAATGCGTTTTTCTCAAATTTTTCTCCGACAAATGACGCAAAAGACGACGGCGAGTATGATTGGATATGTTGTGAAGATAGGTTCTTGATAGATGGTCACGACACGCACCTTATTCGGGGTTGGCTGCCGTTATGCTATTTTGAGGGGTTTGTATGATAACTTCCTGTAACCACAGCGAGAATATTATTTGCGGTTCTTGCCTGATGAAGAACCACCAAGAAAAGCAGGTTACTGAAAATTTGTTGCGCGGCGAACTACTAAGACGGACGTTGCCGTATCTGGAAGCGTCGTTACTCGGGAGGTTATATTCGGAAATGCAAGGTGCGCACAAGAATAAAGCACTGCATAAAGCACTTGAGCAAGAATGCTCGGACCTGGAAACACTCATTGAGGAAATAAGGGAGACGATATGAAAAAGCCTGTTTGCCCGTTTAATTATATGGAAGCAAACCTTGGCCTTTCTCGTGGTGATGCAGATTGCTTGTTGTTTAAGAATACCAGAGACGGAATGCGGGAACTTTTGGATATTTCGCACGACGAATACCGGGAAATATATAATCAATTACAGGAATTGATAGACAAATCCGAAAACCTTCTCTACACGATTGAAAGAGACAAAGACGTGTCAGAAAAAAAATGGTGGCTTGACCAGAGAGCGCAACTTGCGGAGGCGATAGACAATGCCAAAAAATGTTAATTATCGAGTGAAATACTGGAGATGGATTAACGAACAAGCCGGAGAGTGGTATAGGACTGGCCTAATGACAAAAGATGTCGCCGAAAAAGTTGCCGAAAGTTTCCGACAATCACATGAGCAAGTGGAGGTGTATAGAGATGACGAATAAGGCCGCATACAACTTTGAAGAATTTTTAAGAATAATGGCCGAAGAAGGAGATAACACCAATGAATAGCTACGGTGACGGAAATACATATCGGGGAAAGGTTTGCAAAGATAGCGAAACGCCGACAATTATAACGGATGGGAAAACAGCCTACAACAGGGAAGATTATCCTGTGCATAGTCCCGGCCCGTGGTCGGTTACTGCCGGAGTTGTGCCGGACCGAAAAGGCCGGTTGATAGTAGAGGATTGCAACGGCAACCCGGTATGTGCAACCTCTGCCCGTGGCGTGCAAGGACGCGTGCCAATCATGGAGGCCAACGCCAAACTTATTGCAGCCGCCCCTGAAATGCTGGAGGTGTTGCGCTGGCTGGATGCGGAGATGGATTGCCGAGACGACGAATACGGCGGAGTGCTGTTTTCGCGTGGCGATTTTGAAAAGGTGCGACTGGCAATCAAGCTGGCGATGGAAGGATAACGCCAAGGAAGGAGATGACATGGATTGTCCAAAATGCGGAAGCGAAAACGTATCAATTGAGAGACGTATTGACGGAATGAAAACGTGCCTCGACTGCGGTTATAAATGGCGCAATGTAGCACAGGCAGGGCACGTAGTAACAAGTTGCCACGAAGATAGAACATACAAGCGATGTCTCTGTTGTGTCTGCGGAGAAATCCACAAATGCACTCCGTCTTTTGATTTTTACACCACAGACGACCACGGGGAGGCGCTTGTCTGCGAAAGATGTTTTCACGAATACCTCGGGCATCGGCTGAACGCTGAAAAGTGGGTAGCGGATCTTAACGCATAACGCTTGAATTAACCGGAGAGTGAAGGAGCGAAGCGGATGAACGAATCCGAGTTGAATGACTTGTTATCGTGCCCCTTTTGCGGGATGCCTGCGGTTGGACCGGAGCTGGAAAACCCCGGCAAGGGCCGACCGAATTGGAAAATACGGTGTAACCAGTACTGCGTGTCCATGCGACGCGGGTCGAAGAATGAGGTTGTGGCTGACTGGAACACACGGGCACGATAACGACTAGCTGACCGACGTGTTTCCGCGTCCACTCAAGCGCCTTGTTGGGCGTAAAGGAGTAAATTATGCAACTCTCAGAAACACAAGAACTCACGATGAAAATGGCAAAGGTCGGTTATGAAAGCTATGCAGCTTATACCGGAAATAAATCTGCTGTTACCGGCGATGACCTGCCAAAATGGGAGCAACTACCAGGAGGGGTGATTAATGCCTGGTTTGCTGCCGCTGACGGAATGACAAAATTCCTTGCGTCTGTTGCCCCCGTGGAGGTGGTAGATGGGGAATAAATATGAGGTGTCTGAGTGGTATGAGGATAAGACTGATGGCCGTGGGTTGGCCTACCATTCACAGTGCCAAACCGAGTGGCTGTGTGTTGCATTGTGGTGCATGTGGAAGCTCAAACGAGATGGCGCAAAGTGCGTAAAACTGGAATGGCGTTAATCCGCCCAACAGCGTCAATAGATGGAAAATTTTCCGTCATATCAAATATTAAAGTACCAAACATGGAAAATTAATTAAAGGGGTAGAAATGTGTGACAACTGTAAATGCACCTGCCTTGATTGCGAGATCAAGCAAATGTCGCTCAACGAACAGCGGCGCATTATCGACGAATTGCAGGAAGAAAACGATCGGCTGAAAAGCATCAAGGAAGCTATATACAAATGGGCTACCAAGCACCAGGGAGGGCACTTTTGAAGATTATCGGTATTGACCCCGGCAGCGAAGAAACCGCGTATGCGCTCATTGATGAAGAATACACGGTATTGGAGGCGGCCAAAGTGCCCAACGATGAATTCCTCGATTGCGTGTTGCCGGGCATGCTGGACGGCGGCAAAGAGTTGGCGGTGGAGAGTATCCAGAGCTACGGCATGGCGGTCGGCAAGAGCGTGTTTGAAACCTGCTATGTGATCGGGCAGATACAGCGCATCGCCAAGATTAACGGTACAGCCTGCTATCTGTACCCGCGCCCCGAATATGCCAGGGCGCTGGTCGGCGGCATGAAGGTCAAGGATTCGATGGTGCGACAGGCATTGATGACGCGCTTTGGCGGGGATAAAAAAGGGGAACCGCTGCATTTACTCAAGGGCAACAGCGACAAGCGCAGCGCCTTTGCCATCGCGGTCTATCACGCAGACAAGCGGAGGTTTGCGGCACAAACAGAATAGGAGGACCAATGATATTTACAACTCTAAACAAAATCCGAGAGCATCAACCATGTACGAGTGGCTGGAAGAAGTTGCTCAATTATTTGGGCAAAACCGAAGCCGACGATGAACCGCTGCCCTTAACAATAATCCTTGAAAGCAATGGCCTCGATGACTGCCTTTGGGCGCTACAGACTGTGCCCGAGCATAACAATCTTTGGCGGAAATACGCAGTCTGGTGCGCTAGTCAGGTCGAACACCTAATGGACGATGAGAGGAGTAAGAATTCTTTGGTTGTGGCCTGGGACCACGCAGAGGGCAAAGCCACGGATGATGAGTTAGCCGCTGCCTGGGCCGCTGCCAGTGACGCTGCCAGAGCCGCTGCCAGAGCCGCTGCCAGAGCCGCTGCCAGAGCCGCTGCCAGAGCCGCTGCCAGAGTTGCTGCCAGAGCCGCTGCCAGTGACGCTGCCAGTGACGCTGCCAGAGCCGCTGCCTGGGCCGCTGCCTGGGCCGCTGCCAGTGACGCTGCCTGGGACGCTGCCAGTGACGCTGCCAGTGACGCTGCCAGAGCCGCTGCCAGAGTTGCTCAAACGGCGAATCTACATACTGTTTTAACCTCGGGTGAACTGACATGGTTATGACGGCACAACAACAGGCGCTGTGCAAATACGGCAACCTGCGGCAACTCCACAAATACGCCGAGGAATGCAGCGAGGCGGCAGCGGCGGTCAATCGCTGGCTGGCGGAACCGACCCCGGAGCATTATGCGCAGATGATCGAAGAAATGGCGGACGTGGAGATTTGCACCGCTTATCCGAGGCTGATCTTTGGGGATGACGACATTGACAAAGCCGTGGCATCGAAGCTTTCGCGGCTGGAACGAAACTTAAACAATCACCTTAACTGTGGAGCGTAACATGGCGAACGATCTGAACTTGTGTCAATTTATTGGTCGGCTTGGCAAAGATCCTGAACAGCGGTTTTTGCCAAACGGGGATGCAGTCGTCAATTTTACTTTAGCGGTCGGCTGGAAGGGCAAAGACAAGGAAGGGTGCGAGTGGGTAAACGTGGTGGCCTTTAAAAAACTTGCAGAAATTATCGCAGAGCATTGCACCAAAGGCCAGCAGATTTACGTATCCGGCAAGATGCGCACGCGCAAATGGCAAGACCGTGACGGGGCCGACCGCTACAGCACCGAGGTGGTTGCAGATCAGTTTCAGTTTTTAGGCTCTAGGGGCGACGCAAACAGCCAAGTTAATACCAACGCAGGCACGCGACGAGAAAGTGCCTCACGCAGCCAGCACGGAAGCGAGACGGGCGGAGGCGGTGCATATCAGGAGCCGCCGTTTAACCCGGATGATGACATTCCATTTCTGACCATGCCGGAATGCCGTTTTGACGGAGACGCATTGTACCGCACTCAACTATTTTAACGGTGGGTAGTCGTGACGTTCAGGAGGATTTATCATGCGATACGAGGATTTTTTGCAGAAAAAAGCCGTGGCGGACGCGGCAACTGGAATACGCGCAGACGTTGGAATAAACCCGGCACTGTTTGATTTCCAGAAAGACATTGTGCGATGGGCGTTAAAGCGCGGGAGGGCAGCGCTGTTTGCCGATTGTGGAATGGGCAAAACAGCCATACAGCTAGAGTGGGGGAAGCATGTTCATGAGTATACGGGCGGCGATGTGTTAATCCTGGCTCCGCTGGCCGTGTCAATGCAAACCGTTAGGGAGGGCGCGAAGTTTGGCATTGACGTGAAGTATTGCCGCAGCCAAGAACAAGTATCTTCAGGAATCACAATAACCAATTATGAAATGCTTGGCAAATTTAATGCAGACCATTTTGCTGGTGTCGTCCTTGATGAATCATCAATTTTAAAGAGCTATACCGGGAAAATAAGAAACGAGATTATAGATGCGTTCAAAAACACGGCCTTTCGTCTGGCATGTACCGCAACGCCAGCCCCGAACGATCATATGGAACTTGGCAACCATGCAGAGTTTTTGGGTGTGATGAGCCGTGTGGAAATGTTAAGCATGTTTTTTGTGCATGATGGTGGAGAAACGCAGAAATGGCGAATCAAAGGGCATGCTCAAAATGATTTCTGGCGATGGGTGGCGTCCTGGGCAGTCATGATTCGCAAACCGTCCGATCTTGGGTATGACGACGGAGGATTTATTTTGCCGCCGCTTGAGATTAAGCACCACGTCGTCAAAAAGGATGAGGCCCCAGATGGGTTCCTGTTCCCGGTCGAGGCGCTTACGTTGCAGGAGCGACAGCAAGAGCGGAAAGCCACTGTGGGCGAACGCGCCAAGCTCGCAGCAGAAATTGCCAACAACACGGACGGGCCGTGCCTAGTATGGTGCAACCTCAACGATGAATCTGCCGCAGCAAAACATTTAATTGACGGCGCGGTAGAAGTGAAAGGATCTGATAAAAACGAGCACAAAGAATCTGCCATGCTCGGCTTTTCGGATGGCAGTGTTAAAACGCTTGTCACCAAACCAAGCATCGCCGGGTTTGGCATGAATTGGCAACATTGCGACACTATGATTTTTCTCGGACTGTCCGATTCCTATGAGCAATTTTATCAGGCGGTTAGGCGATGCTGGCGGTTCGGGCAGAAAAACAAGGTCACAGTCCATGTCGTGACCGCAGAAACGGAAGGGGCGGTTGTGAAAAACATTGAACGCAAAGAGGCTGACGCGGAGTTGATGGCGTCAGAAATGGTGAAATATATGGCGGGTATTAACACCGATGAGATCCACGGCACAACGCGTCAGACTGTTGACTATGCGCGTGGGGTTGAATCATCCGAAAATTGGACCTTATACCATGGCGATTGCGTTGACGTAACGCGGGAAATCCCCGACGACAGCGTGCATTTTTCGATCTTTTCCCCGCCGTTCGCATCGCTTTATACCTACTCGGCCAGCGACCGCGACATGGGGAACTGTAAAACGGATCAGGAATTTGCTGACCATTTCCGGTTCCTGGTGCCGGAACTGTTGCGTATTACTAAGCCGGGGAGGCTCTGCGCGTTTCATTGCATGAATCTTCCGACCAGTAAAGCGCGCGACGGGGTTATCGGCATTAAGGATTTTCGCGGGCAACTCATCAAAATATTTCAGGACGCTGGCTGGATATATCACAGCGAAGTTGTGATCTGGAAAGACCCGGTGACGGCCATGCAGCGCACCAAGGCGCTAGGATTGCTGCATAAGCAGCTAAAAAAGGATAGCTGCATGTCGCGTCAGGGCATCCCGGATTACCTGGTGGTCATGCGCAAGCCGGGAGAAAACCCCGAGCCAGTGTGCGGTGAACTTAAGTATTTCGCGGGCGACCAGTCGACGTTTAAGCAAACGAAAAATTTGTCAATCGACGTGTGGCAGAGGTACGCATCCCCGGTCTGGATGGACATTAACCCGTCCAACACATTGCAGCGTACTTCCGCTCGCGACGATAAAGACGAACGGCACATTTGCCCGTTGCAACTCGACGTTATTGAACGGTCCTTGCAACTGTGGACCAATGAGGGCGACACGGTTTTCTCGCCATTTGCCGGGATCGGGTCAGAAGGCTACCAGTCATTGAAAATGGGTAGAAAATTCGTCGGGGTTGAATTGAAAGACAGTTATTTCAGGCAGGCCGTTAAAAACCTCGTTGAGGCCGACACCAACACCGCAAAACAAATGAGTTTAATCTCATAGGGAGTCGCGACAATGACACAGATCGAATACACCGCAGCACTCGACAAACACATCCGCTACGCCGAAGCATGGGCCGACCAGGAAACCGGAGTATGCCCGTCTAACCGCAAAAACGCCGTGACGAAATGGGATCGCCATTACGCCTTCTACATGGACGAGGTACGCCGCAAACTTGGCCGCAAAATGAGCTACGACATTTGCCCGTCACTGCTCCGTATGCCGCACTACGACAAAGGCATGTACTCAAAGCGCGACGTGGCGCAGTGGGTAGTCCTGGCATCCAGCGCTACCGACCTGACAAAGCGGTTTTGCGACGCGAAGACGGCCAAGGATAAGTTTGGCGTGAGGACGTGGCCGGAGGTTGTGCAGGCGGCAAAAGCTTATCTTGAGGATAACCCGTTAAGTGCTGAATTGGCGGAGTATCGTGCCCGACTCAACGCGTACTATGACACACAATGCCTTGACAAAGCGGTGTGATTTCGGTAAATTGGAAGGTGTCTAGGTCAACATTCTCAGGGTTCCCGTTACCACATATTGGGACAGCTACGCCTTTATTGCGCGTTCAGAGCGGCCCCGAATCGCTGGTTTAAACCCTGCATGTTGACCTAGACACTCAACAGACGGGCCAGTGGTTCGGGGCTTTTTTAATTAACACACGGGGGGATAATGGCGAGACCGGCAAAAAAAGGACTTGATTACTTTTCCCACGACACAGACGCAAGTACGAGCCGTGAGGTTGAGTATCTTGAGGCAAAATATGGACTCATAGGGTACGCATTATTTTTTAAAATCCTTGAAAAGATATACGGTCACGAAGGTTATTACATTCCCTGGACGGAGATTGACGCTTCTATTTTCGCCAAACATTGCAGCGTTGAAAAACACGTTCTTGATGGGGTTGTCGAAATCTGTCTTGAGCTTGATTTGTTCTCACGGCGGGTTTATGACGCCAACAAAGTTTTGACATCCGCGAGTATCCAACGGAGGTATTTACAGGCCACGGAAAAGAGGGCAAAAGTTGAAATAGTTTCAAAGTTTAACTTAACAAAAAATATTCCCGCAGAAGAAACGACACCTAAAAATGATTCTGCTGGAGTTTCCGCAGAGAAAACCCCTGTTTCCGTGGAAGAAACCCCTGTTTCCGTGGAAGAAACCCGCATTAAATCGTCGGAAAGTACACAAAGTAAAGTAAAGGAAAGT